TTCGGGTGGTGCGAGGGCTGGGTCGCGGTCCGCGCGCTGGCCGAGAAGGGCGGGCCCGACCGCGCGCCGCACACCCCCTTCCTGCCGGCCGATGCCGATCTGCCGGCGAAGCTCGCGGTGCAGGCGCAGTGGGCCGCCGAGGCGGGCATGGCGCTCTACGTCATCCCCGGCACGGTCGCAGCACCCGGCCAAGCCAGCGCCGAGCACGTCACGCAGATGCAGGTGGTGCTGGTCGATCTGGACGGCGGCGACATCGCGGCCAAGCGGGCACACCTCCTTCAGCACCTGGGCCCACCGAGCCTCGAGGTCGCCTCGGGCGGCGTCACGCCGGAGGGCCAGGCGAAGCTCCACCTCTACTGGCGGCTCACCGAGCCGGCCACGGGCGAGGACCTGACCACGGTCTGCCGCCTCCGACACGCGATCGCGGTGAAGGTCGGCGGCGATCCGGCCTTCCGCTCGGCACACCAGCCGATCCGCGTCGCCGGGTCGGTGCACGCCAAGGGCGGTTTGAAGCGCCTCGTCGCGATCCGCACCACAAGCGATCTTGATCGCGACCTAACCGAATTCGCTGAGGCTGTGCTCGCCATGCCGCCCCTGGCAGGGGTGGGCAGCGAGGTGGTGCCGGACCCTGCAGAGGACCCGCTCGACTTCAACGGCGCCAGCGCCGGCCGCGGCGACGTCACCGACCTCTTTGGCCAGAAGGTGCGAGAAGGCGGCGCCGACGGCATCATCCGCTTCGATGCGCTCTCCCGCATCATCGGCTACTGGATTCGGCGCTGCCAGGACGGCTTCGTCACCGCGGCTCAGGCCCGGCAGGAGATCCAGGACTACAACGCCGCCCGCATAATCCCGCCCTGGCCCGAGGACCGCCTGCGTCAGGAGACGGAGCGGCTGTGGCGCAAGGCGAAGGCAAGCCATGTCGATCCGGACGTTGCCGATCTTGAACATGACAAAGACGGCGGTGCCGGCTCCGACGATGATGGCCCACTACCGATCGGCTTCACCGAGGACGCCATCGCAGCAGAGTTCAGCACCCTGCATGGCGAGGACTGGCGCCACGTCGCCGTCTGGGGCACCTGGCTCACCTGGACAGGGGTGCGGTGGGAACGCGCGGGCACGCTACGCGCCTTCGACCTCGTGCGCAACGTCTGCCGCGCCACCGCCAACCGCGCGAACAGCAACAAGGTCAGGGCGAAGCTCTCGCAGGCCTCAACCGTCGCCGCGGTGGAACGGCTCGCGCGCGCCGATCGCCGCCACGCCACCACCGCCGAGGTGTGGGACCGCGATCCCTGGCTGCTGAACACCCCTGCCGGCGTCGTCGATCTGCGCAGCGGCGCGCTCACCCCGCACGACCGCGCCCTCTACATGACCAAGCTCACCACGGCGGCGCCCCAGGGCGAGTGCCAGACCTGGCTCGCCTTCCTCGCCCAGGTCACGGGCGGTGACGCAGACCTCCAGGCCTACCTGCGACGCGTGGCCGGCTACAGCCTGACAGGCGTCACCACCGAGCACGCGCTGTTCTTCCTCTACGGCACCGGCGCCAACGGCAAGTCGGTGTTCCTGAACACCATCACCGCGATCGCCGGCGACTACGCCACCGTCGCACCGATGGACATGTTCATGGCGACCCATGGTGAGCGGCATCCCACTGACATGGCCGGGCTGCGGGGCGCGCGAATCGTCACCTCGATCGAGACCGAGCAGGGCAGCCGCTGGGCGGAGAGCAAGCTCAAGGCGCTCATTGGCGGCGACCGAATCACCGCGCGCTTCATGCGGCAGGACTTCTTCGAGTTCATCCCGCAGTTCAAGCTGCTGGTCGCCGGCAACCACAAGCCATCCATCCGCAACGTCGACGAGGCGATGCGCCGGCGGCTGCACATGGTGCCCTTCACGGTCACCATCCCGCCCGCCCAGCGCGACAAGCGCCTGCCCGAGCGGCTGCTCGCGGAGAGGGACGGCATCCTGGCCTGGGCGCTGCAGGGCTGCCTCGAATGGCAGCGGGTCGGCCTCTGCCCGCCCGCCACCGTGCTCGCCGCCACCGACGAGTACTTCGAGGCCGAGGACGCCCTCGGGCGCTGGATCGAGGAGTGCTGCGAGCGTGGCCGCCAGCACAGCGAGGCAACCGGAGCCCTCTACGCATCATGGAAGGCCTGGGCCGAAGCAAGCGGCGAATTCACCGGCTCCATCAAGCGCTTCTCGGAAAATCTCACCACCCGCGGCTTCAAGCGAGACTATGAGAACAACACCCGCTGCTTTCGCGGATTGCGGTTGCTTCGACCCGCAACGCCCACCGATCCCATGCAGTTTTGATCGCGAGAGACCAAGCATGACCCATCGTGACAGCAGGCCGAATCGTTGCTACAACGAATCCAACGGGTTTCCCCTAAATACCCGTATACGCGCGCGTATACGCCCCTTTCTAGGGAATCCGTTAGATGCGTTGTAGCAACAAACCTCCACAACGGCTAGCAAGAATCGTGCCGTCGCCGCCATCACCACCATAACCCTCTCCCGGAGACCATCATGACTCTCGTGACGCTCGCCCTCGATCTTGGCACCACCACCGGCTAAGCGCTGCGCGCCCGCGACGGCGGCATCACCTCCGGCACCATGACCTTCAAGCCGAGCCGGTTCGAAGGCGGCGGCATGCGCTACCTGCGCTTCCACCACTGGCTCGGCGAAATGGCTTGGCTCGCCCGTGGTCTGGAGCGCGTCGTATTCGAGGAAGTGCGAGCCCATGCGGGAACCGACGCAGGACACATCTATGGCGGTTTCCTCGGCCTGCTGACGGCGTGGTGCGAGCAGCGCGCCGTGCCGTACGAGGGCGTCCCGGTTGGCATGATCAAGCGCTTTTCGACCGGCAAGGGCAATGCGTCAAAGGAGGCCGTCATCGCCGCCATGCGCGCCCGTGGCTTCGCGCCCGCAGACAACAACGAGGCCGACGCGCTGGCTCTGCTGCTGTGGGCGATCGACGCCCAGAAAGACGCACAGTGAGACCGCCCAACGCGGCTGGCGCAAGCAGAATGTCGTCGCCCTCCGCGCGATGAAGCTCTGGGACATGCGCAGAGGTCGTCATGGCACGTAAAAGAAAGCGCACACCCCCTCCCGCACGACTCGACGAGCCGACGACGTGGCGGTTGCAGCACGGCGTCGTAACCGCGCCGCAGCGCATCGCCGATCCAGAGACGGGCACGCCCGTCGCCGTGCGGCGCGCGATCGACACCCTCGGCCTGATGCTCGCCCGCGGCACCATCGGTCCGGAAATGCACGCGGCGGGCGAAGCCTTCCGCTCCGCCTTCCGCGCCGCCGCCCTCGATCCTCTCCGCGCCGCGCCCCTCCTCCGCGTCCCCCCCGCGACCGGCGAAACGCTCACGGAACGCGCCATCGCTGCGCGCGAGCGCGTCGCAAGCGCCATGGACGTCCTGGGCGGTCCAACAAGCCCAGCCGGCTCCTGCATCTGGCACGTCGTGGGCTGCGAGACCTCGGTCCGAGAATGGGCCATGCGCCAAGGCTGGGGCGGCAGGCCCGTCGGCCATGTCCAAGCCCAAGGCATCCTCGTTGCCGCGCTCGGCGTGCTTGCCCAACACTACGGGCTTGCCACGCGCCGACGCGCACGACGCGCTTGACGCGTGGAAACCACAAGTGGTATGCGATCACAAATCTGTCGCACTGCGACCACCCTGTTGCCCCGCCCGCGCCCGGGGCCGGCCTCAGGAAGGCCGTGGATCGGGGTTAAGCTACCCACCGCTACCCCCCCTCCGGGGCCATCCCTTTAACCGCATCCAGCGGCCTTCCCAGGCCCGCCGCGCGGTTCCTTCCTGGCGATTGGCTTATGCGGGGGGCGGACGCGCGCAAGTTTCCTAGCGATAGGCCAGTTTTCCAGGTTGCCAGCGCCGCGCAGTTGCCAGCCGCGTCGGCCACCATTCCAGCATCACGCAGGTGCAGATGCCACAGGCCCCCTGGTCAGCGAGCGCTGTCGAGGCGCGTCCGGTCACCTCGCTGCTGCCCTATGCCGGGAATGCGCGCACGCATTCCGCCGAGCAGGTGGCGCAGATCGCGGCCAGCATCCTCGAGTTCGGCTTCGTCGCGCCGGTGCTGGTCGACGAGCGCGGCGAGATCATCGCCGGCCACGGTCGGCTGCTGGCCGCGAAGTCTCTTGGCCTTGACACCGTGCCGACCATCGTCCGCGCCGGCCTGACCGAGGCGCAGAAGGCCGCCTATCGCCTCGCCGACAATCGCATCGCGCTGAACGCCGGCTGGGACGAGGCGCTGCTCGCGGCTGAGGTTGCAAAGCTGCAGGAGATGGGCGGCGTCGACCTGGCGCTGACTGGCTTCGACGGCACCGAGATCAAGCGGCTGCTGGCCGGGCTGGAACCCGAGGCCGGCAACCTCCCCGCGCCAACGGTTGCCAGCAATGCCGAGCCGGCTCCTGGCAACCAGCCGGGCGCGGATGGCGCGGAGCCGGCAGAAGACCCCGCGGATGCAGAGCCTGAGCCGCCTCGCCAAGCCGTCGCACGCGTCGGCGACATCTGGCTGCTGGGCGATCACCGCCTCGCCTGCGGCGACAGCACGAACCGCAGCACCGTCGCCCGGGTCATGGCTGCCGATCGCGCGGCGCTGCTCTTCACGTCTCCACCCTACGGGAACCAGCGTGACTACACGACCGGCGGCGTCTCCGACTGGGACGCGCTGATGCAGGGCGTGTTCCAGCATCTGCCGCTGGTCCTCCGGGACGACGGTCAGGCGCTGGTGAACCTCGGGCTCATCCACCGCGAGGGGGAATGGCAGCCCTACTGGCAGGGCTGGCTCGACTGGATGCGCGCGCAGGGCTGGCGGCGCTTCGCGCTCTACTGCTGGGACCAGGGTCCAGGCCTGCCTGGCGACTGGAACGGCCGCCTCGCGCCTGCCTTCGAGCTGGTGTTCCATTTCAACCGCACAGCGCGCCAGCCGAACAAGATCGTGCCGTGCAAATGGGCCGGCACGCCGAACAAGGGCAGCGGCCTGCGCGCTGCCGACGGCGAGGTGAAGGTCTACACCCACATCGGCCTCCCCGTGCAGGAGATGCGCATCCCCGACAGCGTGCTGCGCATCACCAGGCACAAGGCGCGCGGGATCGAGACGGAGCATCCGGCCGTGTTCCCGGTCGCGCTGCCCGAGTTCCTGATGCGCGCCTACACGGACGAGGGCGAGGTCGTGTTCGAGCCGTTCGGCGGCTCGGGCACGACCATCCTGGCGGGCCAGCGGAGCGGGCGGCGCGTCCGCGCCATCGAGCTCGCGCCGGCCTATGTCGACCTGGCGATCGCGCGCTGGCGGATGCTGCACCCAGACCTGTCTGTGACGCTGGCCGACGACGGCCGCGACTTCGACGCCGTCGCCACTGCGCGCACGGAGGCGACGGCCGATGCTGCCTGATCTCCGCGTGGAGATGATGCCGGTGGCGTCGCTCGCGCCCTATGCCGCGAACGCCCGCCTGCATCCGACCGAGCAGGTGGCGCAGCTCGCCGCCTCGATCGGCGAGTTCGGCTTCAACGTGCCGGTGCTGGTGGACGACGCCGGCGTGCTGATCGCCGGCCATGGCCGCGTCCTCGCCGCTAAGGCGCTCGGCCTCGAAGAGGTGCCCGCCATCCGGCTCGGGCACCTGACCGAGGCGCAGGCGCGGGCGTTTCGGCTGGCGGACAACCAGCTGGCGCTGAATTCCACCTGGGACGAGAGCCTGCTCGCTGCCGAGCTGCGCGCGCTGCGCACCGACGAGTTCGACCTCCGGCTGATCGGCTTCGATGGCGCGACGCTCGATCGCCTGCTGGGAGAGGCGGCGCCGGACGCGCCGGGAGCCGGCGGCGGGGATCCCGACGCGGCAGCGCCCGACCCTCCGGAAACGCCAATCACCCGGCCCGGAGATCTCTGGTTGCTTGGCTCCCACCGGCTGCTCTGCGGCGACGCCACCAGCGCCGACGATGTGGCCCGGCTGCTGGGCGGCGCGCGGCCACATCTCATGATCACGGACCCGCCCTATGGGGTGAACTACGATCCCGAGTGGCGCAACGAGGCCGGCGTCTCGGCGACGATGCGCACCGGCAAGGTGGTGAACGATGACCGCGCCGATTGGCGCGAGGCATGGACGCTGTTCCCGGGCGACGTGGCCTACGTCTGGCATGCCGGCGTGCATGCGCGGACGGTGATCGAGAGCCTCGAGGCTGCCAGCTTCGTCGTGCGCAGCCAGATCGTCTGGGCGAAGTCGCGCTTCGTGCTAGGGCGCGGCGACTACCACTGGCAGCATGAGCCCTGCCTTTATGCAGTGCGCAAGGGCGCGACCGGACACTGGCAGGGCGCGCGCGACCAGGCGACGCTCTGGCCGATCGGCACCGGCGGCGA